ATTACAGCATTAGGATTAGCCCAATCTTTCTCAAGTTGTGAAATACTTTCCACACTTCCTTGTGGTACTAATAGTTTTAGACCAGCAGAAGTTTGAGCATGAGATAATGCAAGAGAGAATAATTTATTAAGTAGTCTCTGCATATCTTTAACTTTATTCACATCTGATTTAGGATATGGTGTATTAGTCCATATATTTGGTATAGGAACGATAGGATAAGTATCAGTGTCCAATATAGTTTCATATAGAAGGACTTGTCCTAATGATGCTGTAACTTTAATTCTTGTTTGTGGTATTTCTACAAAAGCATAAGTATTATTGTTGAACTGAGCTTCATTTTCAGCCATGAATATTTGAAATGCTTCTGCACTCATAATACTTTCAGTATTGTTTTGTTGGTCAGCTACTCTATAATAAGGAACTCTTACTTTACTAAAACGTTCAATAATACGATAACGTTGTGCTATTGTACTTTCATAATCTTTGTCTTCTACTTCAGCAGGTGTAAATACATTCTGTGAGTTTTTCTGCTGTGAGTCAGGATAATCATCATAATAGTCAGACATATTGTGTGTTTCAATGTTTGGTAGAAACTCTTCTACATCTGGATATAAATCTAATAATTGTTCTTTTGTTAAGATGGTAGACATCAAAATGTTTGCAGCATCTTTAAAATACCTGTCTCTAGAAGCAGGGTCTACGTACACTCTGAATGGATTGACATGAGTAAACATGACTTCTCCTCTACCATAATCTGCTTCTGGTTCTATATATGCATAAAAATAACCAATACCAGCAGTTGCATAATCGTGTACAGCTTGTTTGAAGTGATGCTGCCCATCTGATATATCATAGATATATTCTAATAACGTTCTCCAAACATTAGCTAATTTAGTATCTGAATCTTCTCTAGCAGTAACACCAAACTTTACAGGTCTTGATGTCATAAGAGATTTTAGTTTATCTATAGCAGCATAGATTCTATCAATAGTAAAATCTGCTTGACCTACAGATTGTAATACTTCTGACTCTTCTGCTGTATAATGATTCCCTAGTGTAAAATCTATTGCATCTCTAGCTTCAACATCCCAGTCTCTTCTAGCTTCTGCATAACGTTGAAAAATTTCTCTATTTTCTCTTGCTTTTACGCCTTCTTTAATTCTTGACATTATTTAACCTTCATTTGTTGTCTGCGTTTTCTATCTTCTTTGATAGCTTTTTGTTCTTTCATTAGACCTCTAGTTGGTAAATAATCTACTTTTCCTGCATCTCTTTGAGCATTATACTCTGCTCTTCTTAAATTTTCTGCCTCAACAGTGAATCTATCCATAAACTTTCTTGTTTTATCTTTGGTTTTTTTACCAAAGTTGTAAAGTCTTCTTCCTAAACCTTGTGTATCTATTTTCATGCTTGCTCCGTATACGGTTGTAAAAATTCTTTGTAGAACTCTTTATTTCTACCTAATCTTCTTCTTTTACCCTCTGGGTCTCTAAATACTCTTTCATACTGCTTAAACCCAGGTCTTCCTGGGTCGTCTTCTAATACACCATCTACATTGTTATGCATTAAGAATTTTGCAGTAGTTGGGAACTTTTTTAGCCCCCCTAAGTTAAAACAGTAATCAGCTAAGGCATATTTTAGCCTATCATCCACATCAGACCATTTTCTATTTCTGCTTACACAGAAATTTTTAGCTTTTACAACAGATAATTGTGCTTCGTGCAATAAGAGGTCTTCTACCTCTCTTTCGCTCAAACCTGTTTTCTCATAAGTATTTTGTTCTTCAAGCGTTTTTAGCTTGTAGCCGTACCCAATAGTTTTTAACCCACCTTCAGGTGAGTCGTACGGATAAAACTTTTCCCCTACTTTATTTGCGTACCCTTCTACCCTTTTTAAGTAGTCAATGTATTGTTCTAATGTATAATCAGATACCATAACCCTGTTTAATTTAAAACAGCCTTTTAGGCGATTTCTCATATTTTTAATCCAGTCATCCAATTTATTTTTGTACGTGCTTGTGTTGGAAAATCATCTGGTCTTTCATACTCATCATTTTGTATTACTCTACTTCTAGGTGCTTTAGCAAAAAAGTCTGCATAATACAATCCATCTAGCAAGTCATCATGCTTTCCTTTAGGAAACTCAAAAATTTCATCTATTAGTTCTGAGTGTTCTTTTTTAATATACAACTTCTTACTATTGATGATACTACCTAAAGACATTTCTAACCTGTCTTCTTTTTTAATACCATGTGGAGGTCTTACTCCTTTGTTAATACCAGGTAATAATCTTTTTTCTTTACGTGCCATACGTTCTAGCATATCACGTACCATTTCTTGTGCACCTACTGTTTCTACAGCACATCTACGTATTGGTGAGTATTTCTTAGCCATCTTTAATATTTCTTCTGGCATATCAAATGCTGGTATCTTATCGTGGTAGTAATCTATAACATATCTGTTTTTGTCTGCATCCATACCCATTACTACAATCACTTGATAGTCAGAGGTATTAGATGCTGTATGTGCTAAGTCAACACCCATATATGTGTAAATAGGTATCATCTCTTTGTTATCTCTTAAATAAGTAAACTGTCCATCTGTATGAAACTCATAATTGTGGTAGTTTATGTTATCCATCTTAAATGACGCAGACGCAGCATCTCTAGCATCGTTTAGATACTCTTGAGCAAACTTATCTACTTTACCTGCTTCTATGTATTCTTTTCTTTTTTGATTTAACTTAGATAATGGAAACTGCTCTTCCCATGCTGGCTTACCATCTTCTATAGCACGAATAAAGGTTACATCCCACGGATAAGACTTTTTTGTCTTTTCTGATTCTTTCCATCCATCTACAATGTTTTGTAAGAATGCATCATAGTGTACAATCGTACCAGATAACCATATCCATCCTTCTTTACCAGGACTTTCTTCTAGTGATGGATATACTGTAGATACAATCCATTGTTTAATCTCATCTCTACGTATAGCAGTCTTTGTATTTAGCTCTGATTCAAAGTCATCTAGTATGATACCTGTATAACGTGTATCTACTTCAGCACGACCTCTAAGACGCTGTGAAGTACCTTTTGCTATAATACGATGTCCTTTTGTTGTAATTAAGTCTTTTTCTGTCCATCTCTTACCGATGTCGCCTCCACATAGATTACCAAAGTAATATCTAATAGCTTGATTGGTTTCTAAGTGTGAACGTATATACTTGACGTGGTCAATAGACTGACCTTGTTCCTCAGCTACCCAAGCCATAAACATAGATTGGTCTTCTGGTGTAAAGCACAGCTTGTGCATGATGGCTGCCTTCATTAATACTGATTTTCCAAAACCTCTTGGAAGCACATTACAAATACGTGCTCCAGGTTTTGTACTAATTAATTTTTTACCTAAAGTATGGTGAAAAGGAGGAGAAGCTGATTTGTGTAAAAAATCATTTGGTAAAAACAACTTACCAAACAGTATTAAATCTTTAGATGCTTTATGTAACAGCACCTCCTTATCAGATAAACTAAGCTTTTCCATTATTTTCTATAAACTCCTTACTAAACCCTATCAAGTCCATATCTTCGTCATACATACAAAGGCACGCACAATCAACAGTAATGTACTTATCCATAGGGATATTCATGATAGTATTTAACAAAAAGTCACTATACGTTATCGGCGACTTCTGTATCTTCACTTTCCTCTCGCACATCTGGCAGTTGAGGTATTTCTCTTTCTTGGCTTGCGATTTGTTTGACATCTTTCCCTTCCAATGCTGCTAGTTGTTCAGGGCTAAAACCCTTAAACAATGCGATAGATTCAGTTTTTTGTTCTTTCTTACCTAGTAACCCAGATATTTCCATTAGCATCTTTAGCGACGAAATCTTATCGCTATCTCTTGCTTCAACATTATCTACAATCTCTTTTGTCTTTAATAGTAGATATTCTGGTGTTATTTCTGTTTTATCTAGTATTTTCTGTATTTCTTTATCAATCAAGGTTTGTATCCTTTCTGTTTTTAACAACATACTACTTTGCTCTTTGATATATTGCTCAGACTTTGCTTTAGGGTAAGCTCGTTTAAACGACTCTATCACCCCATCGCCTTTGGCAACATATCTAGCAAATAGAAATTCTTGCTTTGTTGGCTTCACACGCTCTTTAAATACAGTATTAGAGTTCTTCCCACTAAACTTGTATATGCTTTCACGCATTTCGCCTTCCATTTTTATGGTAGGAGCACAGTTAAACATTCCAATCGCAGTGCGTACATAGCGTTCGTTGTTGATTACCCCACGTTCTAACACCTCACAAACCTGCCCATCATCTGTTAAAGTCCATGAACCTACTGGAGCATTTCTCCATTCTTCTAGTACGTCTTGTAATGGCATAGCCTGCCTAAGCTCATTGATATTGTCGTATACAATGTGCTCCTGACCTTTTATAGTTCTTTTCTTCATTTACGGTGTACGATGTATTCTGGGTCTTTATCACTTAAACGCACTTCTACCCATCCTTTTGTTTGTGGTTCGAACATAGCATAGCGTGCATATTCAGCATATCCTATAAAAGAACCCCCACGCACGAACCATTGTCTTCTTACTTCTTCGCTATCTTGCATAATTTCAAAAGAATCTACTGGTTTTGCGTATAATTGGTGGTTATGCCCCAAATAATACATATCAGCGTCAGGAAATATGTTTCTAAGCCTTGTTAGCTCCATATCTCCGTTTTTTGCACCACTTTTTCCATGTCCACTTGCAAATGTGAAGCGATTATGCTTGTAATTAATCACTGCATACCCTGGAAATGGATAATATGGTACTTCAAGGTCGTCACATAGCACACGAATTATGTCAATTCCTGCTAATCTAACAGAACGTAGCGTATCATGATTCCCTCCACGTAAAAATATACACTTATCCATGATAGGTCGTATCATTTTAACAAATTGAGCGTATTGTTCGTTGTTATCAAACAACTGGTCACCTTCTGGTATGTGATAATTAGGTGGAATAAACTCTAACATATCACCATTTCCGAACCAAAGTGCATTTGGGTCTTCATCTATCATCTGTACTGCTTTTAAAAACAGACTTCTGTCAAAGACTTTACTCCCTACGTGAATGTCTGTAAGACAATGTAGGTTTACTTTAGCTTTTTTTGTATTGTGTTCTAATATTTTACCTGGATTAATCATTCTGTTCTCCGTTTTCTGAGTCATATTGTTTGCTGTACATAGTATAACTCAATAATATTATACTATAATTTATTAAATCAAGCATTGTGTCTTCTACCTTTTCTTCATCTACAGCTCTTTCACCATTTCTCTTCAAGAGATTAGAGATTCTAGCTATTTTATCAGAGATACGAACAAGAATGCCAGTCGGTGCATCACAAATCTTTAGTGCTTCTACCATTTCAAAGTTAGAAAATGGTTCTTTTATTTGTGCATAGTCTATATTCTTGTCATCACATAGTGCTTTTGCTTTTTTAATGATAGCATCATAATTAGGAATCATATTTCCCTCCTGCTTTTTTCCATAAATATTCACCAAAACCAAGTTGGTACAAACTATTAGCTAATACTTGTACTTGTGTTTCAGTCATTTCTAAACTACTTCCATGTGTAATACCATGTAATACTTCATGTATTAATACCTCTAATAGTTTACTGTCTTTCATTTCGTGTTCTAGTACTATTTCACAGTTACGCATAGAAATAGCACCTAGTATTTCTGATTCATCTGTACCTAGGTCTACTTTAGCACCAGATATAAAACGAATGGTATACTCGTGACCGTTTATAGGTAGCTTCATTGTTTTATTTTTTATCTTCTTTAGTTTTTTCAACTTTAGCTCCCTTTATTTCGTCTTGTAAAAATTTATTAAATTTATCTGTATCTTTTTTCATTTTTATATATTTATTAATGACTGATTCTATCAACATAGTTTTCTCATGTAGTCTAAATATATCTTGTCTAATGAGGGCTAAATGATATAGAATATCTTTTTTAGTCGGTTTCTTCGGTTTCTTGATGGGCATCAGTTTCCTCCATATTGTATTTTTTTGTTTCTATGATTAAGTTTAGCAACGATGTAATATACGTATCTTCTAATGCACTAATGTGGCGAGAAAATGCTTGGGTAGTTACTTCTACTGCTATCTTTAATTCTTCATCTGTAACAACATCTAATAGTTGTCCGTTTAATTCATCATGTTCTAATAAATTTGCATGGTGCAACGATTTGTAGCGACACCAGTTATCATATTGTCGTTTTACGCTTTCTTTTGTAATAACACCTAATGCTGTTAATACATCACTTTTTTCTTTTGACATTTTTATCCTTTTTCTTTTTAAAGATTTTATCCCAGCGTTCTTCGTATTCTTTTCTAGATATGGATGTAGGTCTTGGTTTATCGCCTTTACCTGCTCCGTTTGGTCCGTTAAACATAATAGAGCTTACTATGATAGATTGGAAAAAGTCAAGAAAAAAATTATAATATTTTTTCAACTCTTGCTTACTTTGTACTTGACATCT